AAGTGTAAGGTATGCGGTCTACTCAAGCGACGTATCCTTGACGGCAAGTTCGATGACAAGAACAAGCGCTGGGTGAACGAGGGTAACCGTCTCTGGAACGGTAAGGTTTGTCCTGACTGTCACGCCGGTCGTATGCGGGAGAGAGCTCGTCTTGCTCGCGAAGATGGCTAGGTATCTCGTGTACGGCTTAGAAGCTATACTAATCCTGTTCAGCGTAGCGGTCGCATCCCCCTACGTATCCGTCGACAGTAAGCTTAAGCCCTACCACGACGAGTACATGAGGATGGTAAAAGAGGTCTGTCGTCCTGGTGAGTACAATAAGCCTATCAAGCGCGTGGTTGGCTTCGGTGACACCGCAGCGGTAGACAAGGACTCCCCCGACGCGATAGGCTGGTGCTTGTCCACTAACCTAGGTTACAAGATAATGATAGATCGCAAGTTTTGGCTAAGCTTAGACACTGACGAGAAGTTCCAGCTCATGGCACACGAGATGTCTCACTGTGTACTGGGTCTTGAGCATAGGCTTCATGGATACGACTACATGGCTCCGGCTTTCTTTAAGCTAGAACCCCGGATAATGCGCGATCAGGTACGCCTAGACATAGAGGCCCGCTGTGTATTGAGTAGGGAGAAGAGATGAGCGACGATCTGGCTCACCGCAGGTCCACCTTGGAAGGCTTAGCCGTGTCTATCCGTATGACCGGTAAAGAGGTTCTACGACTTGACAACATCGTTAAGAACTGGAAAGACCCCTACATGCCGTCTAACACGGTGGAGCAGGACCTAGAGGACAACAAGAAGCTCCTCATGTCTCTACTCGAGAAGTACTTCAAGCTCGAGGACGAGATGAACGTCCCCCGCTACCTTCCCTTCAGGAAGCTGTATCGGGAGATGAAGAAGAAACCTTAAGGGTAGAAGATCCTCTTCCCTGACTTAACTGGAACGTTTTGTAAATGTATCCATGTACCCTTAGGTCCGTGGGTAGCGTCAGGATGTTCCATGACTAGGTCGTGCTTCTCTAGTAACTCTAGCGTAATCTTGTCCGATAATGTTCGAGCTATATCATCGTCTAGATCGATGGCGTTACCGCTCAGGTGTTTAGAGTTAGGGCTTCCGCCTGCCGCCTTGTTAACGCTAGGCGGTCTCCAGCCGGAGTTAACCTTAATCTTTAAAACCTGGATCTCGTTGAGTAAAGCGTTGACGCGCTTGAGTAGGTCCTTCGCGTTCTCCACGATCTCTCTAGTCATCTCGTCGAAGTGGGTAGCATCTCTCCCCATCCAGTAATCCTTGAGACTTACGACCTCAACTTCCTGTTTCACCTTAGCTTCCTCCTTGGCGAAGCCGCAGGAGCACTTGAGCCACCCCCACTTATTCTCGAACGCTTGCATGTAACCGTTACACTTAGGGCACAACTTAGATAACATGTAAGTAGTTGTTTATTACCAGCTTAACAACTTTCTACAAGGCAAAAGAAGGCTACCAGTAGGCCAAGACCGACATCCCCTAGTGGGGAAAAGTCCCATAGGGACGATGAACATGCGGGACGGCAGGTGCTCCAAGGCCGGATAAGGACTTCTAGTCCCTAAGAGGAGCTTTTCATGAGAGACATCGAACGTCACGTACCCGTGATTGCTTTTGGAACATACGCAACCTACGCATTATTCTCAGGACTTAGCTGGGCGACCACAGTCGCTGTTCTAGGACTAGGTGCGTACGCCTCGTTCTGGCGCTGGAATGATTCTAAGCAGAAGTTCAAGGAGATCGAGGACAAGCTCGAGTCTCAGACTAAGGAACTGGCCGAGTTTCGTAAAGCCCTCGAGACCGTCGCAAGCGGCGTCAGTTCCATCAAGCTCGGGATGGGCATGAGGAACAATGGCCCCAAGATCTAAGAACGGCTTAGAGGAAGCTCCCGAAGCGATGAAGCAGTTAGCCGATCTTCAGGCGGAGATCGATTCTCTCAAGGCTGAGAATAAGACCTTGAAGGAAAGACTCTACTCCCCGGTGTCTCAGGATTCTCAGATGCTTAAGGAGGAGATGATAGCGCACGAGCAACTTGAGCGCTTGAAGTTTACCTCAGAATCACGCGAGCTTACGCTCGAGGAAACTAAGAAGGTTGAGATCTTCTTCAAGGTGCTGTCTGCGATTCGCTCGAAGGTTAAGCCTAAGGAAGAGAACCTGTCTGAGGTTCCTGATGCTGAGCTTCTTAAGTTAGCCGATCACTTCAAGCTCAGTAGCTAGGGGCATCTTTGTCTAAGCTAAACGAGACGTTAGCTAAGGAACAGCTGTGGAAGAGGGGAAACCTCTTCTGGAAGTGTCACTCCGTTCAGAAGGAGATGTACGAGCTCTTCTACAAGTCAGCACCGAACTCCATCCTAACCTGGTTGCTCGCTAGACAATCGGGAAAGACGTATCTACTCGCTATCCTGGCGCTGGAGCAGGCAATCAAGAAACCTCGCTCAATCGTGAAGATGGTGACGGACACCAAGATCCACATGCGCACAGTAGTTGAGCCCGTGTTCACCGAGCTACTGAGTGATTGTCCGGATAACCTTAAGCCCGAGTTTCACGTGAACAACAACACATACGTTTTCCCTAACGGTTCGCAGGTACAGCTGGCTGGAACTGACAACAAGCACTACGAGAAGCTTCGCGGTCAGAAGGCTGACCTGGTGCTGGTGGATGAAGCGGGTTTCTGCTCCGACCTAGACTACGTGATCAAGTCGGTTCTTATCCCTACGACTACGCATACCGGAGGTAGGATAGTTCTAGCCTCCACTCCCCCTCGAGACATGGACCATGACTTCATAAGCTATATCGAGATGGCGGAAGCTGAGGGGCTCCTCACGCGTAAGACCATCGAGGACAACCCTCTTCTCACCCAGGAGCAGAAGGAATCGAAGATTCGACAGATGGGCGGAAAGAACTCCATCGACTACCGCAGAGAGTACATGTGCGAGCTCATCAAGGACTCCAGCCGCTCGGTGATCCCCGAGTATAACGAGGAACTTGAGAAGGATATAGTCAAGGAGTGGCCGCGTCCTCCCATGTTCGACTGCTACGAGTCAATGGACATCGGAGGCAAGGACTTAACGGTCGTGTTGTTCGCGTACTACGACTTCAGAGCCGATAAGCTCATCATCGAGGATGAGCTGGTTCAGGGTTATGACCAACGCCTTAACCACCTAGTCGCTGGTATACAGCGTAAGGAAGAAGAGCTGTGGCGTAACGTGTACACCAACGAGGTCAAGGAACCCTACATGAGGGTTAGTGACATCAACTACATAGCGATTCAAGAGATCTCACGTCTAAGTAACAGCAAGATCAACTTCACCGCGTCTAAGAAGGACGACAACGACTCGGCTATCCGCATGATGCGGGTTATGTTAGCGGAAGGAAAGGTGATAATTCACCCCCGCTGCGTTACCCTGCGCCGTCACCTGAAGAACGTGAAGTGGTACAGCAACAACGACAAGTCGAAGTTCGCCCGCTCTCCGGACGATGGTCACTACGACGCCGTCGAAGCGCTTAAATACTTGATCCGAAACGTGGTTTTTAGTAAGAACCCATATCCCAAGGGCTACGGCCTAGATCTTAAGAGCATGTACATACCTAACGCTGGTAAGTTCAACAACTCTATGTCAGGTGATATGAGCGTTTATCGTAAGATCTTCAATATTAAGAAGAGGTAACTGTGGCATATAAGAGAACCGAGAACTACTTCGCGGCAGAAGAAGATCCGAACAAAGTTGCCTCTACCCTGATCGAGAAGAGCGACAGCTTCTTCAACGTACTTAGGTCCAACTTCTGGCTCGATAAGCTTAACCGCATGTGGAGAGCTTACTACGGAGCCTATACGGATGACGCCGGAGTCGGCCACACGATCACCTTCACTGGCGAGCAGGGCGAGCTGGTACAACTTAACGTCAACCACTTCAGGAACTTAGCCCAACACATGTACGTGATGGTGACCGCCAACCGTCCGTCCATGCAAGCTAAGGCGATTAACACAGATTATAAGTCTCAAGCTCAGACCTACGTCGCTAACGGCGTTCTCGAGTACTACATGCGAGAGAAACGTCTCGAGGAGTACCTTAAGCGTGCCTGCGAGACTGCAATCGTGCTTGGTTCTGGCTTCGTTAAGCTGGAGTGGAACGCTACGGCAGGCGAGGTGCATGACGCAGACCCCGATACAGGCGAGTTTGCCTACGAGGGCGAACTCGAGTTCTCTACCCTGTCGCCTCTCGACGTCGTGGTCGATGGAACCAAGGAGAACTGGAACGACAACGAGTGGGTACTTACCCGCAAGTTCGTCAACCGCTTCAACCTCATCGCTAAGTATCCAGAGTTCGAGGATAAGATCCGGGCTATTCCGTCTAAGGACCAAGCTAGCCAGTACCGCTTGGGTGTCTGGACCAACGACCAGACTGACGACATCGCAGTGTTCGAGTTCTTCCACAAGCGCACCGAAGCTGTACCGGAAGGACGTTACCTTTTGTTCTTGGCTGGCGACATCGTGCTTATCGACGCCAAGATGCCCTACCGCGTTATCCCCGTTTTCCGTATCGCCGCTAACGAGATGCTCGGCACCACGTATGGATACAGCGCTATGTTCGACGTCTACCCTCTTCAGGAGATGATGAACTCGCTCTACTCAACGATGTCCACCAACGCTAACGCTTTCGGTGTTCAGAACATCTTCGTCCCCCGTGGAGCTGACATCAACGTCAACTCGTTAGAGGGCGCTATGAACATCATCGAAGCTAACGCTGAACCTAAGCC